GCTGCTGGAGTGGTGCCTCCGGTGAAGGTGAAGGCCGTGGTGGTGTCGAGTTCGATACCGAGAATCTGAGAACCTGCCGGAATCCAACCGATCGTGGTCGTGCCAGCGGTAGTAGCAGGAGACACAACAGAGTTCTGAGAAAGACTGACGACGCCGCAGTTAGCGACAGTACCAGCGGTGGTTCCGGTGGTGTCCTTTACGGTACCCGTGCGAATCGGGCCAAGCCAAGTGGAGAATCCCATGATAACCTCATGCACATGCGCCTGTCGTCTTGTGCGAGTACCGCTAGGGCGGTCGAGCAGGCAATTAGAAAATCCCTAGATTTGAGCCTTTGTAGCTTACTTATTTTTCAGTGTCAAGACAAAAGAAAAGGGGGCCGAAGCCCCCTTGTCCCGACCGGGATCTCCCAGTCCTCAGTCAGTATATCTAAAACTCCACCCCTCGGCTTTGCCTTTTGTCAGGGCGTTGCCAGATTTTAAAGCCCTATCCACCGTGGGTGGAGTCAGCCCAAGCTCCTTTCGAAGCTGAGTGATTGTAGCAAACCTATGCTCTACACCAGCAGGATCCGTCGCTATGACGGCGCGGCCCATCTTCTCCTTTGACTCCTCCGAATGAGTGCGACCTTCCCAGTGACTGTAGTGCCCCGCCTCAGCTGCGGCACGGATTTTGGCACGGCCTTCAGCGGATATGGTTCTCCCGGGCGCTTTAGGTTTACCACGTTGAGCATCGCCAATCTTTTTACGTGTCTCCTCTGAAACTGTTTTACCGTAGCGGTAGTGGTCTGCGCCTGCTGCTTTACCTTTACGCGTCTCTGACATCTGAGCGCGGGATTCTTCTGTATGTGCTACGCCTTGCCGAGGGTGTCCCTCTCGTTTAAGCCATGCTTTGGTTTTTTCAGCTAATTTAGCCCGGATCTCTGGGCTCGCATCCCTCATAGGGGAGTCGGCGTGGGCAGCTACGTTGTAGCAGTAGTCTTTACCGAAATGCTCGTCCAGCCATTTTTGTTCCGCTGGGTACAACTCGTCTTTAGAGCTATGCGTCTCTAGCACTTCGAATTTAAAACAGTCCTCGCCATATTTGTTCCATGCACGTTGCAAATGCACGCAGTCATGGTTCCCTAAGCGAAGAGCTTTTCTATGCGCCCAAAAGCGTTTGCGAGAGTCGACTGTGCTGCCTACGTAGTAGTGGTCGTTGACTACGTTTCGGATTTTGTAAATTACGTTCTTCATGCGCCCTCCGGGTTGGTAAAGATATTAAACCACTGAAGGAACGCTGTGTCAACATGCGGGCAAAAGAAAAGGGCCCGAAGGCCCTTTTCTCCCGATAAACCCTGATAAATCAGGAACTTCCGGGACTTCCGAATACTCCGAGGAAATCGGACCATCCAAAGCTGTAGCGCTCTCTCGCCTTGTACCTAGCGTTCCCCGTATCAAAATCAGCGTCCATTGAAGTCGCCAAGGGGGTACGGACAAAGTGCTTGAGGCCATTCGGAACGTCGGTGGTCAAGAACCAAGCATTGGTGTCGGTCAACCAGTGGTTGACAGTCCAGCCGCCCGGGATTGAGCCGTTGTTCTTCAGAGCGTTGATGTCGTTGTCGGAGGTACCAACACGCAGTTCAGTTTCGAGGATACGGGTCGCCACGAACTGCAGTGCAGACGGGATGATCAGTTTCTTCGGCTTAGCTGCGATGAGCAGGCCACGTTCGTCGGTCCACAGAGAGATCTGAATTACCGCATTTTCAAGTGAGGTTTCGTTCAGGTCCGCTGCAGTCGTCGGAATGTTGGAAATGGTTGAACCATAAACCAGCGGGTGAGCATTTGAGAACAGAGCCTGACCGTCACCACCTTTGTAGTTCGAGTTGAAGCCGTTATTCAGAATGTTAGCCGCCTTGACTTCCTTGGTGTAAGCCATAGCACGAGCCAGCGCCTTGGTATAACGAGCAGACAGTGAGTCGTACAGGTTATCTTCGATTGCTTCTTCCGTCAGGGAGAAGCCGAGAGCGATGGTTTCGTGGGTGTAGCGGGTGTTCCATGCTTCCTGCGCATTGTCATACGCAATCGCTGAACCTTCCGCCTTAACCGGGGCAGCACCGAAGCCAGAGAGCTTCTGTTCTTCTTCAAAGGAACGCTCAGAGCTTTCGGTCTCGAAAAGCTCCTTGTATTCCTCGCCATACCGCTCATATTCCAGACCGAACAGGGCGTTCAAGCCGGGGAGCAGCTCTTTAAGTAATTGCGCGCGTGAAATAGCAGCCATTTAAGTTACTCCTTAGATACCAGTGGCCTGACGATAGAAGTGGAAGCCTGCATTGAAGCTCACCAGAACCTGCTGGTAGGTACCATCAGACAGAGCCGTAGAACGGACAACGTCAACGATACGCAGCGGCAGAGTGTTGGTGGTAGCTGCAGAGGTGAGGTCCACAGTCACGAGGCTGTCACCAGTCGTGGTGTTAATCAGACCCGTCTTTACGTAGTAGCCAATGTTCTGGCCTACGTTAGCCTGAGTAGCTGCGCTAGAGGTGTACAGAGCGCCTGAACCGTTAGAAACGGTAGCTACAAAGACAGCATCGGGGTCTTCACAGACGTATGCCCAACCATAACCGTAGTTAGTGTTAGCGCTGTCGGTGAGGATCGTGGTGCCCGTCGGCCAGTACTGTGACCACAGCGGCTGCTTGAGGCCGGTGCTCGGTGAATACTGACATCCAAGGAAGATACCAACTGGAGCCGCTGCAAAAGCAGCTTTCTGACCCGCAGCAGTGTCAACACGAACGATGGTGCCATCAGTGGTGTAAGTGACGAAATCGCCATAGCCGATGTTCTGAGCGTACCCAGATGCAATCGGAATTTCACGAATCGCTCCGCTATAAACACGACCACCGATCAGGTTAACAGGAACCAAACCGGAGGGGCCGATACCGTTAGGATATGCCATATAAAACTCCTAATTTTGAATGAACCGGCCCCTAGAGACTAGGAACCGCTACCAAAAGACACTTTGGACTTCCCTTCTCTAAAGAGGGGCATCCTAGGATCATTTTCGCGGAAAAGATTGTTGTCTACGGACTGCGTCTGCTTCTGAGTCATGTTCTCATAGTACGCATAGCGCTGATTAATCAATTCCTTTGGTGCTTTGCACAGCACCAAACCGCCGATCTCGATGAGGTCAGAGGTCGGAGCCAAACCAAACGCAGCAAAATCTGAGCTGATCTCTGGATGATCAGAAGCCTTACAAGGCACCCAGCCTTCGCGTCTGGCGCGAGCCATATTAGCCGGATCGGGGTTACCCATCATGGCGACTCGAATCCAGCGAAAGCCATACCCATCAATGGGGTTAGGCACAGGAAGATCGTGCGCGGGTTTCCAAGAGTCCATGCGAACTTCTTTTTCTCGCGTTTCATTCTGTCTAAGCGAACGGTCGATATTAGCCATTGCGTTGCTCCAGTTTGCGTTTCTCAGCAAGGTAAGCCTCTGGCTTAATCCCGAGTCGCTTAATAAGTGCGTCTTCAGATTTGGTCACTGCGGTCTTTTTTGGTGCGGTGGTTCTACCAACCGATGCTACAGTGCTTACTTTCTTGGTACGTTGGTTAAAGTTTTGAGGGAACATCTCCCTCATGCGGGCGTCCACCTTGCCGTAATACTCGTCAGAGGTAGGATCGACACCGGATTTTACTAGCCGTTCATGTACCCCGTAGGCGAATGCAGTCATCTCTTCGTCCTTGCCAAACCAAGGATTCTGGGCTGACCATGCTTCTGCCTTATAGTCCCTTGCGGGTGGTTGCTGAGGCTGAACAGGTGCTGGTTGGTTATATACAGGATTGTTTTCCTGTTGTAAAGGTGCTCGTGGAGGTTGTGGTGCAGGTGGTGTCCATTGCCCAATCTGACTACGCTCGATAGCCAGTTTGTTGAGCTCATTCTGCGCATCAATGACTCCATCTGTATCGCCCGCTTCAAATGCCTTGCGATACTTGTCCTGAGCAATCTGCTGCTGGTACTCGAGCCGGTTTGTCGCTTCTTCAGTCAGGCGTCCTGAACCCCAAGTTACGGTCTGCTCAAGCTCCTGCGCGCGGTTGTAAAACATCTGCGCAATTTTGACGGCTTCCGCGTGCTCGCGCGCGAGACGTTCTTTTTCGCGCCGCTCGTCATTGATCTTGTGTGTTAGCCGGTCGATACGCTTTTTGACGCGTTTTGAATAGCTCTCCTGCTCTTCTTCCTGATCTAAGTCATCGTCGTCCAGCGCCAGAGGCGGGCGGTCTTGATCTTCTTCAGGCGTATCGTCTACGACTTCGTATTCATCTTCTTCAGGCGCTACACGAGTGTTCTCTGCGAGAACCTTGCGCCCTACTACGTGGACTTCCTCGTCATCGGAAAAGTCTAAATCGTCTTCTCTTGCCATAAATCACCTTTAGTATGCGCGGTTGATACCGCGTGGATCAGCAACAGTACCCTCAATCTGATCATCATTCACGATGATGAACTCTTTGCCATCTACAGAGAACCGGGAGCCAGAATACGCGCGGAGGAGGACAAAATCTCCTTCCTTGCACCACGGACCCGTGGGGAACTTATCCTTGTCCATGTAGCACATATCGCCTTGTTTGAGGACAAGACCAACGACTGCCCCCGCTTCTTCGCGCTTGGCGGTAATGTCAGCGATAGCGATGCCGCCATCCGTAGTCTTGTTGATTTCCGGCTTTACCACCAGCATCTTGTATCCCTTTGGCTCAGGGAGACGTTCGGCCAGCTTCTCTGCACTTTCTTGAGTCTTTTCAGCGTCGATGTTAGCGACAGACATCAGATTTCCTCTTCGTACTTACGCAGGTCTTTTACACGTTCCAGCGCTGAGGTCAGACCTGTGATTACCCCAACGAGATGCCGATACTCGGCGTAGTCAACAGCGTGCCCGAAGGCGATCGCGTCTTTGCGAGCTTCAATGAGCTCGTTCAATTCTTTCTGCAGGATTTCTAGTCCAGTCATTTTTTAGGTTTCCCTATGGTGTGTGCTTCGCCTTTATCCACTGCGGCGCGTGCTCGTGCCAGCAGCTCTTCCTTGTTGGCGGTCTCTGATCCGAGACGCCGCCCCAACTCGTTGTTGAACGTATCCATTTCTTCTTCCGCAGGGCTGTCAGAACTAAGCTTCTCATGCGCCCAACCAGCCATTGACGCCGGAATATCTCCGTACTGCTGCTGTAGTTCTCCCTGCCAGAGCAGGTGACGCAATGCGTCTCCGCGAAGATTGTGCTCTTCACCGGGGTAATACTGGTCGGCCATTTCCGTAGAGTGCCTTGTCGCATCACCCATACCTAGCGCATCAGCCACCGCGTACTGGCCCTTCCGTGCGTATTGATTGATCTTGTCTGTGGTGCTTCCGCCATCAGCCATACCGGGCGGTGGTGGGGCAGGTGGACCTCCTTGCGGACCTTGAGGGCCGGGCGGCGGAGGCGTTTGCGGGCCGGGTCCACCCGGCGGCGGAGCCATTTGTGTTGCGTTCTGTTGCTGGATGGCCATGTCCATGCCCTTGAACAACCCTTCGACCTGCGCGTCCTCATGCTGAAGGAGCAGCTTGGCCTCGTTGTTGATCATCGCAATTTCTTTCTGCGTCTTCAGTTTCTCGAGTTCGAGGAACTTCTTGTCGTTGATCTCTTGCTCTTTAAGCTGCAGTTCCTTCTGCTGCATCTGAACCACGGGGTCCTGCGCGGCCTGCTGATTCTGCTGTTGCTGCGCCTGCGCCTGATTGGCCTGAACAAGCTGCTGTGCTGCCTGTGCCGAGAGCTGCGCGAGCTGCGCAGCGAGTTCCGGTTTGAGCTGTGTATCCGGCGGCGGCAGGCTGACACCCAACTGCTGCTGAAGCTCCTGACGGTAGCGGAACCCTACGTGCTCCTGCACATGGGCCATAAGCGCCGCCTTGATGGCGTTAGCGTTCGGATCTTGCCCCATGATCGCGGCGACCTTCGGGTCGTTGATCATGCTCATGTGGATGGTGATATGCGACTCGTGGTCCTGCTCGATGAACGCCTTGCAGGGCTTTTGCTTGAGAATCTCCATGTTCTCAGTGACTGGGTCGGTCGGCTTCTCGTCGTCTTCCGGTACCGTAACGATCTTATCCGCGTCCTTGATACCCATAACTTCAAGCATCTGACGGTGAAGAACCGGCAGGTTATAGATTTGCGGAGACTGCTGAGCAAGCTGAATCGCAGCCTGATACTGAATGATCCGCTGCGCCATGGTGGAGGCATTAGGATCACTGACCGGAATGATGTCGACCTGATCGTAATCTTCCTTCTTCGCGGTGGGTTTGGCACCGAAGTCAGGCATGTAGTCATAGGTCGGCGCGGTGAAGTCGCGGATGAGCCCCGCGATCAGTTTGAACTCCTGCGCCATGGACGCATGGACGCGCGCCTGAACGGCACTCATCACCTTGAGCTCACGCTCGAGAATCGCCAGCGTGGTGCCTACCGGAGCTTCCCCATTGACTTCACCGAACTTCACATCGCTGACTGCCGCCAGCTTGCGCCCTTCATCGACTACGTTTTGCAGAAGCTGGAACAGCGTTGCGCTCGGTTCCTTGTAGGGGAGGGGGAGGATATTGTCCTTGATGTTGGAGGAAGGAACGTCCACATCTCTCCATTCGCCGGGCATGATGGGAGTGTCATCACCCTTGATTCGGAGCCCCCTTGACTTGAGTCCGCCCGGAAGGTTGGACAGTGTGCCAGCATCCACAAGCTGGCGAGTAATCGAAGTCGCGCTTTTCGCGGACCCACCCAGCAGGTGAATCAGCCCGTATCCGTAGGCACCAAACCCCGGAATGTACGTGTACTGTACGAAGTGCTGTTTCTTTTCCTTGAGCGGATCATGCTCGTCCCAGTTACGCCGAATGGCGAGAACTTCTTCCGTTCCCCGGTCGATGGTCACTATGTAGGGCAGTGCAATCCCTGTCTCTTCACCGTCCTCTTCGTCCGTATCTTCAAAGCCGGGCAGGTCGAGGTCTATGCTGATTTCAAGGAGCTGATACCGATCGTCATCGAGCTGTGCGTACCCTTCAGCGTCATCCTTGCGGCGCTGAATCTCGTCAATAAGCTTGGTCGGCTCTCCGAGGTCAATATCCCGGTAGAACCCCGTGTATTGGAGCTTCTTGATTTCATTCTTGGTTTTCCGCATCACATGCGTAATGCGTGGTGCCGACCGCAGATCCGAGGCACCGTAAGGGATGATCAGGTCTTCTGCCGGGACGTACATCGAAGTCGGGCGGTCCATTGTCGGGTCGTAATACACCTTCTTGAACCCAGCACCCGAGAGCGCCAGCCCCCACAGCATCTTTTCATGCTCGGGGCGAAACTCCACCATCTTGTCCGTCAGGTGGTGATTCATATCCTCCACTACCCGCTTGGCTGCTTCCTGCGTCGCCCGGTCGTCCTTACCCACGATTTTCGCCCTCACCGGCCCTTGCGCCGGGAAGGTCTCCGCGATCATTTCAGCTTGAAAACGAATAACCGCTTCAGAGAGGATGGGATGGAATACTCCGCAGGCACCGCTCCACGGCTCGCTGCGCTCCTCGATTTTTAGTCCGAGAAGGTCCAGCCCGTCGACATAAGTCCTTTCCCACTCTTTTCTCGACATCTTGTCGTTGTCAAAGTCCTCCATGAGATCGGAGGCAAGGGAAGCAAGGTGACTTTCGTCGATGAACTCGGCCAGATTGGAATCAAATGCAGGCTGCTTGTCGAGCTCTATGTCCGCTTCTACCTCTACCGGCTCGTTAGGATCTCCAATATCAATTTCAATCGGCGCATCGTCATCTTCCATAAGAAACGGAGACTGAGGAAGCATAGCCTTGTCGATATTGGGGATAGCCATGTGTGTGCCTATAGAAGTTCGAGGAGTTTCTGCAGATAGTGATGCGCCTTCTGGATGTCTTCCTTAAAAGCACCCTTCTCACCTGCGCGCATAATGTACTTGAGCGCATTGTACCTGTAAAACCCAATAGCCTGCTGCCTAGGCCCGTGGTCGACCACATCCCATGGCTGAATGTCCATTCTCTTGTAGTGATCTCCTCCCACCTGCCGGGTGCTCGCGATGCCTGCAACCATCTGCCTTACATTCTCCACGCCCATGTCCTCGTTAAACTTCTGCTGGTCCACAGGATCGGGATAGTAGCGGCTGTAGTCCTTCTCGGCCTCGTACTCCTTGTTGCCGGGCAGGAACTTCACGCGGTTGCCGTCTTTATCCCACTCATCTTCAAACGTCATATCTTCGCTCTCACATAGCTTTTCTTGCTTCATAACATCACCCCTCAAATGTATATACATGTTCAATAGTATGCCGCCTTTCGCCCTTTAAACATCCACTCGTTCTCGTACTCCTTGTCCATCGCCGTGCCGATGAACCCACCCGAACGGAAGCGCGCCAGCGCGAGGGACACGCAGTCCACCAAGTCATCGTTTCTACCTGCCGGGAATGAGGCGACTTCGTCGATGACCTCTTCCGCCCAGCGTTTCTCTGGCGACCAGACTTTCCCCGAGGCGAATATGTCCGCGATCGCATTCAAACGAGTAATCTTGTCATTACCCTTGTTGGGGGTGAACTCTTGCACCGGAATGCCCATACGCCGCAGTTCGTAGATCAGCGGAGCGCCCGAAGCCTTCTTTTCGATAATCACCGCATCAGGCTCCCACTCTTGGTACAGTTCCAGCGTTTTCGCTTTCAGCTCGGGGAACTCGAGCCGCTCGCGCCAAGAGTTTAGAAGGATCAGGTTCGGCTGGCCTCCGTCCTCCTCGTTATCGAATACACCGAATATGACTGCAGCGCTGTAGTCAGCAGAGGTCTTTTTCTCGAAGGCTGTGTCCATCGCCATGATGATGAAGTCTACAGGCGGCGGTTTCTCGTGCGGCCATGGTTGCCACCACTCCCGTTTGATGATGGCATTCGACTCAGAGGTGGGTTCCTGCTGATACTGCGCCATCCACTTGCTATTCGGCAGTTCCTGACGAATGGCTTCCAGTTCTTTCAGCGGCCAGAATTCAGGCCAGAGGGGTTTGCCGGAGGGCATGATGGCAGGGAACTCAATCACCTCCCACTTATCGCCGCCGCGAGAGGCGGACGCCTCTAAAACTTGTCCAGTCAGGTCACGCAATGACCATCTTGTCATAACGATGATTATGGCCCCGCCCGGCTGTAAGCGCTGCCGGGGTCCCGAGGTGTACCACTCAAATACTTTGTCGTAGATCTCGGGGTTGTGCTGGGCAAGTACCGCTTCCCCTTCTGAGTGAGGGTCGTCGATGATAAGTAGATCAGCACCGCGACCAGTAACGGTACCACCAACACCAGAAGCAAAGTACTCACCATTGTAATTAGTGTTCCAACGTCCAGCCGCCTTGGAGTCGGTTCGGAGCTCAACTTCTGGGAAGATTTTCTTGTACTCATTGCTGTCCACGAGGTTACGCACCTTACGACCGAATCCTTCGGCCAGCTCGGCAGTGTTACTGATCTGCATCACCTTTTTCTTGGGGGATTTACCCAGAATCCATGACGGCAGCAGGTAGGAGGCAAACTCACTCTTCGTGTGGCGAGGGCCAAGGTTGATGATGACTCGCTTTTTCTCCCCACGGGCTACGGCTTCAAAGAGCTTCGCGATGCGTCGGTGATGGGTACCCGATATGAAGTCCGGCCAGACCGCTTTTACGTAGGCAATGAAGTCATCCTGTGCCTGCGCGCGTACCTTACGGGTATGCAGCTCATCAATGAGCCCTAAAATCTTCGCTTTTTCGCTCTTTGGGGCGCTTGCGAGGAGGTTTTCTATCTGTTCGGGAGTGAGATCGAGCATTTATAGCCTCTCCGCCGTCCCTTCGATCACTTTTTCGCCAGAGAACCGCTTTATGGCACTCAGAAGTTCCTTTTCGAGGTCTGCGGTAGGCATCGTGTTGATGTTGATCTCCGTTTTCTCGGTTGCGAGGCCGACTACGGACGATTTTGCGAGAGAATCAAGCGCAGGTTTGCTGATTTTCGGGTCTGGATCGAGTGAAAGCTCGAAATACTTGTACATCACATAGTTCTGCCACTGTTCCTGAGAGGCAGGCATGACGAAATTGAACCGCTCAAGCTGGCTTTTGAAGAATCTTTCAGCCGCATAGCTGGGTGGAGGGCTGGTGTTCTCGGGGGTAGTGGCCTTTTGCGCCAGCCATTGCTTGTCTTCAGCGGATAAAGGCACTTCCTTGTCGGAAGGCAGCTTGCCTGCCTGAAAGCTTGCGCGAGAAAAGATCTCTTCCATAGGGCAACGTGCCTCAAGTGGCACGGGAACATCGTCGATGGCACCATCAGGTGCCCAATCGTCCAGCTCAAAATATAAATTGTCCATCGCAGGTCACACGAAGTACCAGAAGGCATGACGATAGCACGAGGCAAAGGGCGAATCAAACGTATAGCGGGTGCTATAGAATAGTATACAAAATTTTGTATGGAAATTTTTTGAGTTGGATGGGACCCAAAGGGTTTGGGGGTATGTAGGGGGAAGAGGGGGTGGGGCTCACTATGTGAGCTTGGGTTATGTAGTAAAAATTTTTAGTGAGGATGGGACCCAGAATGTGAGATTGGAAAATGGGGATTGAATGTGCGGATCACAGTTTATGTGCGCGCGTGGGACTCCGCTGACCAGAGGGGCCTCCCCCCGGAGGTGGGGTCGCGCCCACGCGCCTGCGCCCGCGCGTTCGCGCGCGTTCGCGCATCATGCGCCCGCGCTACGCGCCTTCCTCTAAGCGGATCTTTGAACTTCATACGTATGAAGTTAAACAAGGGTTGACACGGTTAGCTATTGGTGTATGATGGGAACCGTGGAAGGCAACAAGCCAACCACGCAATCGAACCGCGCGTTCGGTTCGTTCTTTAACAAACTGATTGGAGATTTACTATGGCAGCACAAGCCAAAAAACCAATAGCCGAAATCGTCGGCTTTCTCACCAATGCCGGTAATGCGGTTGGCGCAATGGTCAAGGCGCAAGCCGATGGCCGCGAGTCCATGAAAAAGACTCGGGAAGCCGTGAAAGCGGCGGTCGAAGTTCACCGCGCCGAACTCAACCTCAACCTGAAAGCCGCAAAGCTGGCAGGTTGGAAGTGGACGGGCACGGCTAAAACAAATTCGGGTATCAAAGCCTTGATGGACTCTCAAACCCAGCAGGGACTTGAAAAGGGTTCGGTTGCTAACAACCTTTCCGCCATGAAAAATTTCTACAATGGCGGCAAGAATGGGTACGAAGTAACGGACCTCAACCCGAGCCGATTCAAGGAAAAGACGCGGCACATCGACCTGATCGACGGCAAGGTCATCAAATTGGCCGCGGCTGATATCCCTTGCACTGAATCACTGATTCTCTCACTGGATCGCGAAGGTTTCGGGGCGATCGCTCTCGGGGTGTTCGAGACTCTCGGGGTCGATGTTAAGACGGTCAAGAAAGCCGACGAAAAAATCATCGCGGCTTTCAAGTCCACGCTAGTTGCTAAGGGATACGCGGTACTCGACGCGAAGGGCAAACTGACGGTAAAGAAATGAGATTCACCGTCTACATGATCGTGATGCTAGGGTTATACATTCTCACTCACTCTTGCACCACATATTAACCATACGGGGCCGAGCAATCGGCCCCACTTTCGGAGATACCATGAAAGATAAATACGTTATTTGGTTCTTGATCTTCGGTTTGTTGATCCTCCCCGGATTGATTGAAAAATTCTAAGTTCCTCCCTCCTGCCCGTCACGTTCGCGTGACGGGCTTTTTTGTGTCTGAAGGTAGGTCAGCCTACCCTACGTTCGTTTCGCGCCTTGTGGACGCTCTCACGAAGCCAGTAGTCGGGCAAGGGGCGTCAGGGATGAGGCGCGCGAGGGCGCACGACGAGGGGCGAACTTCATACGTATGAAGTTGTAGAGATGAGAAGCCAGTAGGATGGCAAGGGGCGTGGTGGTTTGAACTTCATACGTATGAAGTTGGTGATAAAAGCATGGCAGGCTACGTGCAGCCCACACCAGACGCGAGGGTAAAGAATAAAAATTAGAAGCGCGGAAAGTAGGCACTACAGGACTTTTTATGCACAGCCCTTAGAGGCAACGGGAGGCAACGGGCTTTCTCTCTCTATAATAAGTTTTATAAAAAATAATATATAAAACTTTAGCGAGTATCTCCCCGGCTATGTCTATCTCTGTCTACTCCTCCCGTTCTATCTCTCTATCTATAGCTTGGTGCTTTTTTATTTATAAAACCTTTTTCTAAACTAAAGAACCCGCTCATCCCCCGTCACACCTAGCCCGTCCATTAAAGTTGTCGGTTCCTCGTTTTTCTGTTACATTTAGTCCGTCCTTTTAATCCCGCGCCCCGCAAGGGCTGAACACCACATAGGAGGTTTTTAGTGGGTATGCTACGCGATCTCATGAACAATTCAGTTGACGTTATCCGTGTGGATAGCAATGCTCGTGCAGAAAAGAAAGAACTTACACCCGAGGAACGCGAGTTCTACCGAACTGCCAGTATGCGCTACGAACCCGACACCGACACCCTCTACATCAAGGCCCAAGTAGCCAAAGAGCTTTACGAATGTGGAGGATATGAAACACTCAGGCTCACCGATAGCTTCATCTGTTCAAAACTGACAGGGTTCTACAAGGGCACTCCCTACAAAGGAGCACAATGCCAATGCCACATTTACGACCTGAGTAAGAAGGAAGAACTACGTGCTGATCGACTGAACCCGCCCGAGCATGAGTATAAGAAAACCGCCGCGCGCATGCGTAGGCGATACCGGAATGACGTTGCCCTTGTTGCCCGTGCTATGGATGAGTGGGTCGAGCAGTACCGCGAGCGCATGATCCGTGGCGAGCACATGGCACATAATAGAAAGACAGAGGAGGAACTGGAACGTGAGCGCATGATGCGCCGTATCCGCACGCTTGAAAGAAAAGTTCTGCATCGTGCCAAACCCAAAGAAAAGGCACAGCGCGCTACGCTATCGGAGCTGGACAATTATATAGCCGAACACAAACCGTTCATTCGGCGCACCGTAGTGAAGATAGAGAAGGTCGATGGCAAGTACGTATCCACAACCAAGCGTTACAACCCGGAGGACTACAAGCGCACATACGTAGGGCGGTTCGAGGATATAGAGAACACGATGGGAGGACGGTCGATCAAACTGCATCTACAAGTGGCCGCGTTAAAACTCTCCGTGCCGAACTTCAAACAGGATGTGCGCTACACCCACTCACAGAAAACACGCATCAGCGAACAACCCAACGCGGCTCAGGACTGGTGTGCTGTGTTCGACCTGACGAGGAAATAAGATGGATGCTCTCATATTCAAAAGCGCGGATGACGTTTTATCTTTTATGGACAAGCTAAAGCTAGAGCACAGGAAAGCGATTGGTTTCTTTGTTACACACTTCCAACGACTAGAGGGTGCATACGTCTATCACTATAAACCACAAGCGGCGCTACGCTCACCAACCTTCGCTAATCAGGAAATCACCTGCCTAGCTGTCATCAACGCTACATACGAGGATTGGAGGCTTCAGCATGGATGAGGTCACTGTTCTGCAGATGTACTCCTTCGGGGATAGCCAATACATCCTTGTGGAACTAACCCATGCGGGGAGGATATTCAAGCTATCCTTCAGTCTGACAATCAGAGGGCGAGTGAAGATAACACCACCTGTGTTCGAGGTGCATAACCGGAACGAACATTCGCTCATAAACCAAGACAACTTGCCCCGTCCTGTGCGGAACTGGGTAGAAGAAATGAAACCCACACTCCTGATTGCCCTTCAAGGCGAAGGATGGGGTGACGAGTAGGAACTTCATACGTATGAAGTTGTGGGTGGCTCTACTGGCTTCGCCCCTTATGGGGGCGAAGTGCCCATCAAACGCAGGGTAGGCCCCAAAAACACCCTATTTACGCGGGAACTCCAAAGTCCGTAGGGCTTGACAAGCCATGTATATGTGTGTATAATGGTAGCCTGAGTTGGAGAAATCCCACTCGCTTCCGAACTTCATACGTATGAAGTTCACGACGCTCGGCGTTACCGAGTTGTTTTAGGAGATTGCAATGAAATACACGACTAAAAAGTTCGGCGCGAAGAACTGCCATGAGCGTACTTATGAGAATGGTGCGCGGATATTCTTCTCTTACGCTACCCCTGTGGGTGCGTTCATGCCGGGAGTGGGAGCGGTGCGTACCACTGCTACGTATAGCAGGACTACGAGTAATCACGTGACGATGTGGTCACGCGACGAGTTGTGTGGGTTCGCTACGGCGAATGATCTCAAGGACTTTTACCATGTGTGTGAGTACGAACCACTGTGGACTCGTGGGTAACTTCATACGTATGAACTTGGCGGGGCCTCGCCCCGCCCTCAACAGGAGATAAGCAATGTACGAAGTAAACGGTTGGCATAAGTTCGGTGAACAGGATCACTACGAGACTGGGTGCGACCCCGATGGTGGATACGTCAGTTTTGCGGGTAACGAGAGGTGGGGCGCTGAGACTATCCCTGATCTGCTTGATATGTTGCGCTCTTTCGTGGGTGTCGACGATGACTATGAGATCGAACTCGATGCCTGCGAGGAAGATGGGCGCGTGGATATCAGTGTGCTAGAGACTGCCCATAGTTACGTAGCTGACAAATGGGATATCGAGAAGTGGAAGCGAGGCGAACTGGATCTGTGGTATTCCACGTACACATTCACAGTAGAAAAAGTAGAGCGTAGGTTTGTGCGTCTGAAGGAGAATGACCAATGACCAAGAAACCAACCAAGAGTAAATCGTTCGCGAGGTGGGAGTATGGTGCACAACCCCGATGGTGGTGAGAAGTTTTCGTTTGAGTATGGGAGCGAAGATCACGAGTTTGTGCGACTGAGCCGAGTAACCATAACGCGAGTGAGTGACGGAGTGCGGTGCTCCGTCACAGGGAATGGTATCAAGCGAGATATTAGAGTGCCCGTCCATGTGGCTGTGTATTGGCCTAATGGTGAAGCGATGGCGTGGACTACATACGAGGGTGATGGTACGTCGAACCTAACGTATATGCGAGAGATCGAACCCGACTTCGTAGAGGAGATAGATAGACAGATCCCTCTGCTGACAATAATGCTGAGTTAGGAGGAGATATGCGAGAGTGGGTCGTCATAAATTTAGAGAAGGAAACATCGAAGGGTATGAACCGGATGCACGTATACATAGGCAATGGATCAGGCCGACTCTATGTAGCAACGTACTTTCATACGGACAAGTGGTATCTGGATCATCACGTACGTTCCCCCTATAGCGTGGCATATATACCCGCAGGGTGTGCCCCTCGTGCAGTCAAGAGGAAGATCAAAGAAGCGTACCCACTCATTGCGCTGATAGAATTCGATTAACGGTGGGAGGTGTAGACCTCCGGGGCGTAAGCCATGAGTGGCCCCTTGCATAATAACCTTGGCAGGTAGCGATGGTCATCGGTGCGTTGCACCCGTCTTATATCTCCGATCAGGCGCTACCACTATTTATGATTTCTGTAGGGCTTGACAAGCTGTGTCAAGTAGTGTATAATGTATTCCACAGTTGGCGGACTGTATCCGCTTAGTTCCAACTTCATACGTATGAAGTTCTTTTCGACCTTTCGTTTAGGAGTGAATCATGAACGCTGTTGTTAATTTAGTTTCTGTTGCCCCGACCCTGCACAGCAGTGCAGTCCTTGTGAATCTGAAGATCGGTATCTGGAACACAAGACGTAAGGACAAGCAACAGACCGAGAAGGTTAAGAATGATGCGGGTGCTCAGGGTAACGTGGGTGCATACAACAAGAACATCATGCCTGACTTCAAGGAGTTGGAGGCGATCAATAAGTTCGGTGCGGATAGTAGGAATTGGTGCAAGCGTGAGACTGTACCGTGGACGTTCGATGGTGTGAACGTGCTGTCTACCGAGAAGTTATGGAATGGTTTCGATCAGGAGATGCAGGATAGGCAGAAGCATTTCTATGACATGGTTGAGTTGGTGCTGATCGAGTATGCACAGGCTAGGCAGATAGCGCAGTTCCGACTGAACTCCATGTTCGATGTGAATGAGTACCCGACTGTCGATGAGGTGCGCCGTAAGTTCTACTTCGAGTATAGCTATCACCCTGTCCCGCAGACAGGTGACTTCCGGGTTGACGTTGGCAATCAGGGGTTGCAGTTTCTACAGGAGCAGTTCGAGCGTGAGGCTAACAAGGCAGTTAGTGAAGCTATGTCATCACTATGGGAGCGAGTTAAGAAGATAACCGAGACTTTGAGTAACCAACTGCGTGTGTCCAAGGATGAGAAGGGCAAGATGTATCAGTCCACACTTGATACTGCGCTCGATCTCTGCGCGATGATGAAGGATCTGAACCTGACGGGTGATCCCAAGATGGAGCAGATGCGTAGGGAACTTTACTCTACGTTGAATGGTATGGACCTGACTGACCTGAAGAAGAATGACAGCGCACGACTGTCAGTGAAGCAGGAGATCGACGATCTCCTCAGCAAGTTCGAGTTCTAATTGTAATTATTTTTAGGAGTGTAATCATGAAAGTTTCTAAGGCGTATTCATCTGTATCTCTTGCCGATGCAACCGAGTTGCTCGCGTCCTCTGGGCATCTTGTGACCTATCTGTTCTCGGGTGAGATGGGTATCGGTAAGTCATCCATGCTCAAGTCACTCAAGAAGAAGTTCGGGGACAAGTACCACTACTGCTACGTGGACATGACCATCAAGGACGTAGGTGACTTCCTGATTCCCAAGATCATGACGGTTGATGGTGTCGAGGTGTGCCGGTTCGTACCCAACGAGGAGTTCGGTGTGCATCTGGATAAGCCTGTCATCTGTATGTTCGATGAGTTAGGCAAGGCGATGCGAGCGGTACTCAATGCGTCACTGCGTCCTATCCTTGAACGTGCATTGGGTGGGTATCTGTTCCCCGAGGGTTCAATCGTATTCGCTACGACCAACCTATCCATCGAAGGTCTGGGTGATGTGATCCCTGCCCATGCTCGCAATCGTATGGTGCAGTGTGAGATTCGTAAGCCGACTGCTATGGAGTGGGTCGAGGACTACGCTATTGCTCATCAGCTTGAGCCTGTGGTGATTGGTACGGTGATCGAGTTCCCGCAGATGTTCCAGTCCTTCAAGGAGGTCGAAGATCCTGCGAGCAACCGATATATCAATGACCCGCGGTGCCCACGTACGGCTGTCGTTACGCATCGTTCTATGGAGAGTGCGAGCAAGGTATACCGTGCGACCAAGCATCTGCCTGATGATGTTCGCCTTCATGCTTTGGCGGGTGCGATTGGTGAGGCGGCGGCGTTGGACATGATGACCATCGTCAAGTTGGATGAGGAGTTGCCTACGTGGGATCAGATCATCCGTGACCCTGACGCTACCAAGGTATCGTCCTCTGCTGTGGCTAACTGCATGATCGTATCCAAGGCGTGTATGCGTGTGGATCGTGAGACGTTCGGTGCATGGATGACCTACTGCAAGCGTCTGCCCAAGGAAGTGCAGGCGCTATTCGCCAAGACCATTATGCGTGGTGAGAAGATGGCACTCGCGGCTACCTTCGCTGACTTCACCGCGTGGGCAAAAAATAATATGTATCTGTTCACCAAGTAACTTCATACGTATGAAGTTCAACGGGGCGGGTGACCGCCCCATAGGAGATAGCAATGAGCAAGCCTAAAGAGATTTACGGTAGGGTCAACATAGGGTGGGGAGGCAATGTGATCCTTCCTCTTGAGCAGGCACATAAGGTGCAGGAGATATTTGCTAGGTATGCAGTTGGTTTCGGTGATGCGTACCGACCAGACGAGCCGAACATCAAGTATGTAAAGGACTACGGTGTGCCCGACGTATGTGTGACTGAGTACCCTGCCTATGACTGCACAGGCATGACGGCAAAGCAGATAGAAGAATGGGAGCAAGCGGTGCGCCACTCAGAGGGCAACACCTTTCTTACACCCCAAGAGTTTATGGCAATGAGGAGTGACAACAATGAATAACCTGACCCCCAAGCAACGTATAGAGAAAGCACACGTACAGATGATGGGACACCAAGCGACCATGCTCTACTCTGGTGTGTTCATGGTAGGCAAGACCGAGATCAGCGAGACAGTACGTACTGCTTGCACCAATGGTAGAGATACATGGTATGGCGCTGAGTTCGTGGATAAGTTGTCTACCTCTGATCTGCATGGCCTCATCCTCCATGAGAATCTGCACAAGGTCTATCAGCATCACTGGTTGTGGAAGCATCTGTGGGATGAGGACAAGCGACTGGCTAATCAGTCTGCTGACTATGTGATTAACCTAGAGATCGCTGACCTGTCTGCCAAGTACAAGGACTTCATCACTCTGCCCGAGGGGGCGCTACTCGATGAGCGGTTCCGAGGTATGAATACGCAGGAGGTGTTTAACATCCTCAAGGATGAGCAGGATGGTGGCGGTGGGGGCGGTGCGGGTGATGAGTTCGATGAGCATGACTTCGATGACCTGACTGAGGAAGAGAAGGATGCAATACGTAAGGAGGTAGAGCAGGCCATTCGTCAGGGTCAGATCCTTGCGGGTAAGCAGGGTGGTGATGTATCCAAGTCTATCAAGGACTTGCTTGAGCCCAAGGTTAATTGGCGTGATCAGCTTAGTGAGTTCATGACCGAGCTTAGTTGTGGTAAGGATGACAGCACATGGCGGCGTCCCAATCGGCGGTGGCTACAGCACGATATCTATCTGCCATCTTCGATCAGCGAGTCGATGGGTTGCTTGGCTGTGATTCGTGATACGTCTGGTTCTGTCGATGACCTACTGGCTTCCATCTTCTTCAGCGAGCTTGTCGCGTTGGTTGAGACGGTCAAGCCTTCCCTGATTCATGTCATCGACTGTGACGCAGATATTCAAGGGCATCGTATCTTCGATGAGTCCAACTACCATACTCTGCGCGATGCGCGTGATCTCAAGGGCGGTGGTGGTACGGATATGCGCGTGGCGTTTGACTACATCGTGGAGAAGAACCTGCGCCCCGAGGCAATCCTTGTTCTTACGGATGGGTATACGCCCTTCCCGACTACATCCTGTGCGCCCTCACTGTGGGCGATAACTACCGATCAGCGTTCCCCGATCGGCGTAACTATTCGTTTGGAGGTTTGATATGTACGCAATGAGAGAAACCGTTCGTTACAAGATGTACTACAACTACGCGAGGCTGAAGGAGGTCTGTGCGGATAGCCCCGTCATGATGGGCATCTATGCCAACTACAGTCAGCCGTGCTTTGTAGATCAACTCAACAAGGAGAATGAGCGTAGGCTACGCATCCTCATGGACCCGACCACGCCTATGAATAAATACGTCGATGGTGTGGGGTACAAGGTTCCCTACAAGTATGCGTCCAAGAAGGGCGCAGAGGGTTCGATTGTCTATGTCATTGATGGTGCGATAAAACGCGCCGGGCAGGATGAAACAGGCCGAGAGACGATCAACCTACGCCGAGTTAAGTGGAGTAAGGTACCGCAATGGGATAAGTGTGCTTGGGTCAATGGTGACTATGTACTGCTAGAGAAAGCCGAGGGATGGATGAAGCACGTGCGTAATCAGTGGCCCAACCCTGTGTTCATGGACCGCATGACCAACAAAGAGAAGGACAAGTTAGCCATGCTTCTGCTCCTGCCTGATGATGTGTACCTCGAAGGGATAGGTAGCGCGCGTACTGGGCATACCGGAGACAGGATGTACTTTATGGAGATGGACTGTGAAGAAGAGTGACCCGATGGCCGATGCGATGACCAAGCTGACGATGCAAATGACTTGGGGTTTAGCTGTACCTGAGATCAATGCGTTCAGCATGGCGATGGCGCGGAAGAAGCAAAGCATCAAGGCACGAATACGTGTGGAGTATAGGCAGGGTGAGAGTGCGTATCTTGTGCACGATCTCTCAGACAACGAGGTCTACTATGTGACCGAGGAAGAGTTACCTGAGTGGGCCACAGAGTCTATGTCTCTGCTTCACCTACTCCCGCCGGGGTCTGAGCTTGATGACGTAGGATTCTTCTATGCTCCGGGCATATACTACCTTGAGATAAAGACAGCCGTGCCTAGTGAGCACAGGAGAAAGCTACGTGCAGAACAAGATGGCTCTTAGGTGGAAGTTCGTACTGGATGGTATGGCCTCTGTTCGCCCTGAGATGGGTGAAGACGGTGAGGTTGAGTTCATGTTGGTAGAGACACAGTATTCAGCAACGAGATGCTACAGCCCACAGGAGGTGGACGATGCGATAGATATCGCCATGCACTTGGCTCAAAGAGGTCAGGCTATTTACGTTCATTAATAGATGTGTTCAAATATGTTCGGGCGGGCAACCATTTTAACCAATGGCTGATAGGAGTATCCCCGCCCCCTAACTAGGTCTGCACACCTTATGTGCATGGAGAAAACGATGAAGAAGATTGCTTTGTTTGGTGAGTTTGTTCGTGAAACGTGGCCGCTGTGGGCGCTGATGTTCAGCGGTGGCGTAGGTCTTTTGCTGTGCGTAACCGCTCCGCCCTCTGTGACCCTCGATAGTAAATGGGAGTGCACGCTGTCACGCCCCGCCGGGTTAGGCGCAATGTGTTTGGAATACCAATACAAGGGGAAGTGAGATGAAGACCTATGAATTGAACGCTGTGGAAGCATACCTTGCGCTGACCGCCCTGCGCTTTACCGCAGAGCAGGGATATACCTATGAGATCGAACATGGAGGGGATCTTACGGATTACCACGGGATGAAAGCCCTGATCGAGAGGCTCGAGCCTAAGCCGGCGAAGAAACACGCATGGATGGTGGTGTACCCGGACGAGTCTAGGTCTAGGCTCTTTGATTATCAGGACGATGCGGCAGGGTGGGCGTGTCATGCGCCGGAGAAATGTAAGGTAGTGCAGGTTACATGGGAGGAGTGATGAGTAAGTCCATAAACCCCGGCGAGAACAACGGGCAGTCCAAGCTGACGATGGAGGCAGTGCAGATCATTCGACACCTGCTTCGCTGTGGGCATTCGGGTAAGGAAATCGCTACGGTTTATGGGCTCTCGTCTGGCCTGATCTCAGGCATACGCACAGGCAAGTTGTGGTCAGCACCGGAGGAAGAATTGGTGGACAAGAATAAATTCAAGGGGCGTCCCTTCAGGGACGAGGACATTCAGATTATCACCGAGGAGGTGACGTATCTCATAGAGCAGGGCTATCGCGCACAGGACAGGGATCGTATTCTCGAAGGACTCGAAGTGGCTCTCGATGGCTCGACCAAGGACGAGTGGAGGCTGTGGACAGGGATGAAGTTGAGGAATGTGATTGATGACTTTTACATATTAGGAGCACCGTGATGAGTAAGAACAATGGAGGCCCGGCGTTTCCGTCTTCAATAGTAGATGACTCCTTGCATGTGCCGGGTATGTCCCTCCGCGACTGGTTCGCGGCCAAGGCGATGCAGGGATTACTGCAGTACGCCTATGCACACGCGGATAGAGCGTCGGTTGCATACAAGGTGGCAGATGCCATGCTCGCTGAACGGGAGAAGGACAATGACTGACAAAGCACTCCTAGAACTCGCGGCGAAAGCGGCGGGGATTGAACTTTTGTTTGAGGAAATGAAAGACGGGAGTATCTATTACTACTATAAGATTCCCGGTGATACGCAAGGGTGGAACCCTTTGAACTCTGATTCTGACGCTCTGCGCCTTGCGGTGAAGTTAGAAATTGATGTGAACTTTAATGACGTGAAGAAGCGCGTCTGGGCCGAACCGCAATACATAAATGAGCCGCCCTATCCGGTACATGAAGGCTATGGAGACGACCCCTACGCCGCAACCCGTAGAGCCGTCGTAAGAGCAGCCGCTGAGATTGGCAGGGGGATGGAATGAATAAGGAAGATATAAAAATTGCTTTGGGCATCCTTGTATTTTTCTTTCTTACTGGATTGGTGTGTATTTTTTTGGTTTGGATAGTGAAGCAGGTGCTGTTATGAGTAAAACAAACATCCTCCCCAAACCCGATGGCTTTTATCGACACCATAGCGGGAAGGTCTATCAAGTTCTTGAGATTGCCAAGATGGAAGCAACCGGAGAGGTGGTGATTGTCTACCGTGAGCGTGGCTCAATAGACAACGTGTGGGTGCGCCCTGCATCCGAATGGTGGGATAAGTTTAAAGAGGTGGTGTGATGAGTACCGCAACCGCTGAGATTGGCAGGGGGATGGAATGAGTGAGAAACAAATAGAAGCTCTGATGGGTTGGGTAAAAGCAACCATAGATGCAAGGATTGAATCAGCCTTTGGCCGAGACAGTTTGCACGAGGACATTGCCGAATACGAATGCAAGAAGGAT